CGCTTCGATGACGGAGCGCCGGGGGCCGTGCTGTAGGAAGAGTGCGATGTCATACTGGACTGGCGTGGGCTTCGGGAGCCCGAGATGTTTCCACACCATCCAGAGAAAATTGCGGAAGTCCGCCTTCAGGGGGTCAGCAGCCGTGTGACTGCTGGTCCCCATCAGGTGGGCCTTAGTGGCCTTGGTCATTGACCCTTTCGGTTAGTAGCTGGCGAACGTGCCTGCGCCCTGATCGGGCTGACGCGCCCAGCAATTGCGCCGGTAGATGAAGGTGCCGGTGAGTGCACGCCACGCCCACGTTCCGGCGGGCATGTCGATGTCAACCATGTCGGCCCAGACCTTCGCGGAGGTGTCGGTCTGCACAGCGCACGGAGGCGTGGTGCCGGCCGCCATGAGATCGCCAACGTCGCCCGTGATGCGGGTGCCGATCATGCCGGTGCGCGAGGACTGGATGAACCGCGCCGTGCCGCCACGACCGACGTTGTAGTTGCCGCCGATGTCGAGACCGACGCAGTCCTCGTGCGAGGTGATCGCGTTGCAGGACATCGAGACGGTGCGACCCGCGTCGGTAGCCGAGCAGTTGACGAGCAGCCACGTCATCGACACACCACCGGTCACGCCAGTGTTGTGGAAGTTGAAGTTGTCCGATGCGTTGGCGTTGGCGCTGCAGTTGAAGAACGCCGAGATGCCGTGGTGGGCGTTGACCGCCACACCGTTGACCGTGGAGATCACGGCGTAACCGGCGTAGTTGAACGAGCAGTCCTTGCCGACGATGGCCTTCAGCGACGCGGGCTTCGCACCGGAGTAGACTGTGCCGAGCACGTTCGAGCCGCCCTCGCAGTCGATGCCTTCGATGTAGAAGTTGTTCTGGTTCGCCAGACGAACGGTCTGGTTCGCGCCCGACCGATACATCCGCACATTGGTGTTGAGTACCGGGGAGCTGTCGTGGCGGTGGATGTAGAGAACGGTGCCGCTGTAGAACCAGCTATTCGGCGTGGCGTTACAGATCGCAGCGGACGCGACGAGTTGCATCTCCACGTAGTTGCCGAAGCGATCCCGGCGCGAGATGTCAACGACACGGTCAACAGCGCCCACGGTGATCGCGTAGGTGCTGGTGTAGGTCGCGTCCAGTGACGGCGCAGCGAACTGGTCGAAGGTGCCGGTGTAGACACGACCGTTGCCTGCGTTCACGATGGCGATGTCCACGGTCGGGACGGTGGAGCCGCCGTTGCAGGGATTGGCCGAGCGCGGGTAGATGCCGGGGTAGACCCAGATGAGCGACGGGACGCCTGCGGCGTTCGCGAGGGATACCGCCTTCCAGATCGAGCCGACCGCCGTGCCGACAGACGTACCGGCGTTGCTGTCGCTGTTACCGGCGACGACGTGGAAGGTCGCACCCGGCGCAGAGCGCGCAGGCGAGAAGCGGTCGAACAGCGCCTCGGGCGTGATGCCCGCAGCGGCAACGCGCACTGCACTGCCGGACAGCAGGCGGACGCTTGGAGCGATGGGGAAGTTGGTGTTGTCCCAACCGAGATCGGGATGCAGCGCGGAGTAGCGCGTGGTCGAGAGGCCACCGAAGCCGAGACCAGCGAGCCACAGGGGGTCGTTGCCGCCGACTACGATGTTGTCAGAGATCATTCTTCGTCTTCTTCTTCACTTGTCTGGAAAGGGAGCTGGGAGGCCAACTGGCCGAGCGGGTTCGCCTGCGTGGCGATGCCGTCGATGCCGTTGTCCTTCAGAAACTGGCGAGCCACGGAGAGGTCTGCGGCAGTGGCTGTGCCGTCTTTGATCTTGCCAGCGAGGGCCGATGCGAGGATGCCGTGAAGCATCTCCATCAGGTCCGCCGACGCTTTGCCTTTGGCCAATTAGAGGTCCTTGAGCCAGTACAGTCCGGTCTGCAAACCCCAGCGCCAGCCGGGTTCGAAGAGGCGGTAGCCTGCACGAATGAGATTGTTCGATGATTGGACGTTGAAGAACGCGGTGTCGGTGATCATCTGGGACCAACCGTTGCGCCGGGCCTGCGCCTCGCGAACTGCGATGAACTTGCGCTGCAGCCCCTTCCCTCGCGCTTCCGGCTTCACGCCAGTACGCTTCAGGTAACCCACGTCGTCTGCGAGTGTGGACTTGACGAGACATGCGAAGCCCACCGGATCGGCACCGCTGTAAGCCACCCAGTGATGGCCGTAGCTGGTGTCGATCTGTGGTGCGCTGTCGCCGAAGCATTCGTCGTGGAGGCGGCGAAGAAGATCCTTTTTCTTGCCACCGTCCACCTGACGGATACGGAGCTTCACTGCTTGTCGCGGCCGGTGAAGCGGTCGTAGATTTTGAAGCCGACTTGGATCACGATCCACATACAGCCGAAGGTCGGAGCCCACTCGGTGAAGGTGGATGAGATGTCGTGCAGCGGCGGGAGCCAGAATGGACTGGTGATCGCGCCGACTGCAGTAGTGTTCGTCGCCTGCTCAGCGATCACAGCGACCGGGCCAGGACGAACAGTGCGTCCAGCTCGGCGTCATTCTTGTTGAGCGCCTGCGCTGCGCCAGCGACCAGCGGATTGCTACGGTAGAACTCCGTGGCGTAATTCCAACTGTCCTGCACGGTCACGTCCTGAGACGCGACGTAGCTCTCGATGGCACTGCGGAGGCCCATCTGGGTCAGCGCGAGGCGGATTTGCCGGGGCGTCACCGGGACCTCGGGAAGGTCCACCAGTGTGAGCACCTGACGGACAACACCCTCGCCGTCTCGGGCGAAGCTGTAGCCGGTCGGCATCTTGCCTGCGGGGATCGCAGTGGGTTCGACGCGGTAGATGTCGATGAACTCCAGTGCGTCGTCGGTCCAGAGTTCGGTGATCTGCCAAGGATGCTGAATGCCTTCCTTAGCGACGATGGTGTCCCCCTGCATGATCTCTTTGAACACGTTGAGGGACGTTTCTTGTACGACCAACATAGTCGTCATTAACTCCATGTGATGGTGAGCCAGCCGGGTGATCCGGGGGTCGAGTATGAGTTGAGGTAGGTGGGCTCGCAGGTGCCAGCCACGCCGCCATTGCCGATCACGACGGTGACCGCGAGGCCCTTCCAGAGTTGGCTGTACTGTTGCGAGCGGACCCACGTCTTCACGGCGCGACCGCCTGCGCCACCGGGGCTGGGGTAGCGGTTGGCGTAGGTGCCGCCCGAGACTGCGGCAGCGCCGCCGTTCGAGCCACCGCCCGTGATGTTGGTGTCACCGTTCTGCCCGATGCCGGGGGTTGCGGGTGCGGCCCCAGTTCCCACAAGCGAGGCGGCGGTCCAGCCGTGGCCGGGTCCTCCACCGTTGCCGATGACGGTGGTAAACGGTGCGGCGAAGTAACTACCGCCGCCGGGGCCGCCGTCGTAGATCGTTGAGTCGCTGCCGCGCCAGCCACCGCCGCCACCACCGGCACCCCTCGCGTCCACCGTCAGCGTGTTGAAGCTGGGAACGATGAACGTGTAGGTGCCGGGGACGCTGTAGGTGGCGCTGCCGGGGATGACTGACCAGCCCCGCCACGGCAACTTACGCCGCAGCGAGGGAAGTATCAGGTGATCCATTAGGCGACCTTCCAGCCCGTCGCGAGCCAGTAGGAGCCGTTGAAGACCGCCGAAAAGACGAACGAGTAGTTGCTAGGCGCCGTGATCTGCGGAGGTACGATGCCATCGGGGAAGAGGATGTTCCCAGCGAAGCTAACGGTGCGACCGCCTGTGGCGTCCTGCTGAAACACGATGTCCATCACCTGTCCGTTCTTCGGGTTGGCGAAAGACAGCGCGACGTTGCCGGTCTGCAAGAAGTGGAACCGCGAACCGTTGTTGCAGTCCACGGTGAGGGTGCCGCTGCCGGTGTTGCCGCCAGTGACGAAGGCACCCGCTGACCACGCATCAGCGACAGTTGGCACCTTACTGGCGTTGCCGACCCTGATCTCCGCGACTGTCGCTACGGTCTTCACCGCAACGTCGCCGAGGCCCAGGTTGGTCCGTGCCGTAGCGGCGTCGGTCAGGCCCGCGAGGTTCTGATCCTTCACGAGGATGTTCGGGCCATCGACAGACGCAGCCGACAGAGCAGCAGCAGTAGCCGAGGACGCAGCCGCAGTGGCCGAGCCCGCCGCGTTGCTCTCGCTGGTGAAGGCGTTCGTGGCGCTGGTGGCTGCAGCGGTGCGATGGGTCAGCGCGGTGTCGCGTGCACCCTCCGCAGCAGTGCGAGCCGTGACCGCAGCGGTGAGGTTCGTGGCGACCTGGGCCTGCCACGTGTTGACGGAATTGTACCAGCCTTGGATGGTATCCTTCCACGCGCTGATGGTGTCCTTCCAGCCCGAGACAGTGGACTTGTCGGCAGCGACGGTGGCCTTGTCGGCCGCGACGGTTGCGCGATCAGCGGTCGTGGTCCCGGCGTTGGTGACAGCCGTGCTGGCGGCGGTGATCGCCGAGGCGAGCTGCGAGGACATCGCGGTCTCGGCCCAGTGCTTGGTCGCCGCGTCCTGCGGATCAATCGGGTCGTCCACGTTGATGGCGCGACGGAGTGCGAAGTCGAACTGGCCGGATGCTTCGTCAGCCACGATGGACTGGTTCGCGCGATCGCTGGCCTCTTCGGCGATGTAGAGGGCCTGCGTCTCCGCAAGCGTGAGGTTCTCTGCCGTGAGGTTGTTCGTGTTCGCGAACTGCGTCATCGGCGTCTTCTGCGTCTCGCGCTGCATCAGGACGTTGATGCCGGAGGCGACAGCAGGCGACACCCGGATCAGTGCCGGGTTGACCCAGACGTAGGTCTTGGCCACGCCAGCGGCGTAGACCTTGACGTGCGACTTGGAAAGGTAGGGAAACGGGACAGCAAAGTCGGTCTGCACCCCGTCTCCCGGATAGAAGACGTAGCTTGCCATGTTGTTCTTTGTGATGGAGCGAGGGAGGAGTTACCCTCCCCCGCTTGGGGTTACGGTCGAGGCGGGCGCTGCGGCTGATCTTGGATCATCGACGACACGAGTGCCGAGGCGGGTATCCAGTTAGCGAGCGGGAGCACCTTGGTGATGTTGCGGCTTTCGAGCTGCGAACGCTGACGACCATCCTTCATCGGCTGCACGATGCCCTTCATGGCCTTCGCGGTGTCGTCGATGAGCCCGATAGTCGGACTGCCGAAGATCACATCGGAAGCGTTGCCAGAGGTACGTGCGTCGAAGACCGGGCTGTTGCCGGTGAGATAGCCTACAGTGTCAACGCCCATCGGGATCAGCGAGGACCATCCAGTGTTCTGGAAAGCACCCGCAGCCATCCTGCCGGGAGACAACCGCTTCTGCAGATAGTCTTCCTTGTCGGATCGGCCGATGGACGAAAGGTGCGTCCGCAGTGCGTATGCGGCGGCACCAGCGAGCAGTGACATGTTCATGATGTGGAACGATGTCATGTCGCGCATGTGGAGGTTCAGCAGGAACTGTTTGTTCCAGGCATTGAGCGAGAAGGTTCTGAACTGCATCATCATCTGCCACAGCGGGCCCGAGGACCAGCGGTGCATGTTGCCGATGTCGTTCTCTTGGATGATCCGGCGCGACCAGCGGAAGAGCGAGTTCTCGAAAGCCGCACGGGCTTCGAGGTCACCCCACTTGTCGAGGTTCATCCGCGTCACCTTGTTCGAGAACAGCAAGCCGTCCTCGGTGGTGAAGTTCTTCTTGACCTGACCGATGATGCGCTTGAGCATCGCGTCGTCCAGACCGAGCGAAGCCATCCGCTTCATGTTCACCTTCGTGGCGTCGAGCGCCATGTCTGCGAACTTCTGCGCGATGACCTTGGCGGTCGTGCGCTGCAGGATGGTGTTGATCGTCGTCATGCCCGAAGCCTCGGCGACAGCCATCTGACCGAAGTCGAGAGCGTTGTCGATGCGACCGAGTGGGCCAGCGGCGTGGTGGCCGAACTCTTCGTTGCGGAAGAACTGCATGCCACGGAGCCGGTCAGTGCCGACGCCGAACGCTGCTTCCAGCTCGGCTGCGAGGCCGTCCTTCAGAACGGACTGACCGTCCTCGACGATGCGCCGGAACGCGGGGATGTGCTGCATGAAGGCTTTCATCCCGAGCTGTGCCGGGATCATCGCCATTTCAGGAAGCTGCGCGAGACCGAACGAACCGCCCTGCCGCAGGAAGTTGACCTTGCGGATGCGGCGCAGCCAGTCGGCCCACTGTCCCTGCTGGCCCGGATCGGGACGGCCGAGGACGCGGTCGTACATGAACTGCATGTTGTCGCCCGCCTTCTTGATGGCGTCCTTGTCCATGCCGTGATCGGCCATCGACTTCGTCAGCTTGTTGCGGAGCGTCGTCCACTCGTTGTCCGAGGTGACGCCGTCCACCAGCATCTCGCCAGTCGTCGGGTTCTTGATCCGCATGCGAGCCATCGCGATGCGACCGTTCATGTGACGGAAGTACAGATCGGAGAGCAGCTTCGCGTCAGTGACCGTGAGGTCCCCGAGAGAAACGTCCCGCACTTCGCCGCTGTGTGTGCGGTAGTCGCGCAGGGTGTAGGTCTCGTCGAGGAGGATACGGTGCTTCGCACGGACGTCGGCGCCTGTCTGCTCGTCCCTTCGGACGGACTGCAGTAGCCGGTCAATGCGCTCTTCAGCGATGTTCGCGTCCCGAAGGATGTCCTTCAGTTGCTCGTGGTCGTAACCTGAGTGCATCAGGTTCATGGCTTCGTCGATGCCGTTGGACTTGTTGCGCAGACGCTTGACCGTGCCCTCAGCAATCGTGTCGAGGAGATCGTCGTCGATGTGCGGCTGCGCGCTGCGCATCGCACCCTTGAACCAATTCACGATGCCCTTCTCACCAATGCCGTGGGGCACGTTGTGATCGAGGAGGTCGTTGATCTTCCGCGCATCGTAGATACGCATCATGTAGTTCGGGTTCTCGGGCGTCTCTTCGAAGCCCTGAATGGCGCGGCCGGTGAGACCTTCACGACGCAGAGGGTTCTGCGCATCGAGCAGCTTTTCGCGGTTCATCTTGGCGATGTGGTCGCCCACACGCTTGACGGCCGGATGATACTCGACCGTGGGGTCGGTGTTGCGCACGTAGCCGGTGACGAGGTCGTTGAACTCAGCGCCGCCGGTCAGACGGCCAAGGCGGTAGCCGTTGTCCGCCGCCCACTCAGATGCAGCCGGTGCCCAAATCTGGTTGAGCTGTGCAACGTCGCGGCG